TGAATGCGATTACTGCGGTGAGTCCTTCGACCCGGAAGATGAAGTAGAAAGCGAGTTCTCAGTCCAAGATGAAGATGGCGAGAACATGTGCGCTCTTTGCAACTCTGACGACTCCATCAACTGATGGACGCTGCACCCGAAACAACTGCAACAACAGGCACGACCCAAACCGACGACCCGCTTATGCAGGTCATTTCAACAGTCAACGCGGAAGGCATCTCTGCTGTGTACGCATCAGGATTTGTTCTCACGCTTGCCGTTTGGGCGCTGGGCGCAAAAATCGGAGTTGTCATTCAGGCAATCCGCAAAGCTTAATCACTCAGGAGTTACAACATGGAAGCAATTTTCGGCGCAGTAGATATGTCGTCTGTCCTCACCTGGCTTACCGCTGTTGGTATCAGCATCATCGGTATCACTATGGCGTTCAAAGGCATCGACCTCGGCAAGCGCGGCGTCAAAAAGGCCTAACCAGTCTTACGCACTTGGGGAGGCTTCGGCTTCCCCTTTTTTTTGTCTGAGGAAATATCCATGGAACTCACAAGTTCGGATTTCGCCTTTCTTGTTTATGCGTTTGTTTTCCACGCAGGAGTATTAGGTGCATGCGCTTTCGTCTCTGCTATGAAACGGCCTTTCTGATATTGGCCCTGTTCAGTGGAACTGTTTCCGCTGCAACTTATACGAAAACTGCAACCATTCCCCCGGCAGCAACTGTACTGGGAACTGGTACGCCCAACATGGCCGCGAACATTCTTGAAGTAGGTATGTCGGGTGTGGAATACATACCTTCAACTGCCTCTGAAAGTCGTGCTGTCGCCAATGTCAGCAAGGGCCTTCGGATACCTACTTCCGGTATCGTTTCTAGTCTCAAAACCGGCCTCAAGGCCAATATTCCTTCGCTGCTTGCATCTGGAGTGATCGCGGGCATAGTCGCCGGTGTAGATTGGATTCAGGGACCGGGCGGCCAAATCCAGAAAAATACTAAGCAACCTTACCCTGGAACTGACCTAACCTACTTTCCCAATAGGGCTGATACAAGTTGTACCGCGCTTTTTTCTGGTGTGACCGGACCCGGCATTTACCCCGTAAACCCGGCAGGTGCCGGTAGTCCGGATGCAACTTACTACGTTGTCTCTATGGGTGCTCCTTACCTAGAGGCTGGTTTGCAGTACGTAAACAACTGTAATCCCTATTACGTTAGCTACGGCGCTCTTTCTAATAACCCTGCTTCGCTTCCCACTACAGCGACACCACTTCAAGATTCCGATTATGACGTGCTTGACGGTTTCGTTAAGGGTCAGGACGGTGTATGGCAGCAAAGTCTTGCCAACGAAGTTTGCAAATCATCCAGCAACTATGAATCTTGCGTTCAGAATATGGGCGCCGTTCCTTATGTCACCGGCCCTGTTTCTGTTTCATCGCCAGAGGTTACGACTGAGACTGCAACTCAAAATCCTGACGGCACATCAACTCAGGTCACCACTAAGTCACACACCGATTATTCGTTAGGTTATCCGTCGTCATCACCCGGTTCTATCACCGTTGATCCCAAGACAAGCACGCAGACCACTACTACAACAAAAGATGCCAACGGCACGACTATATCCACCGGCACGAAAACAGACACGACTACCACAACACAACCCGGCTCAGGCACTCAACTTGCTGATGGGACTTTCAACGATACCCCTTTTCCTGATGTCGGCCCTTTCTACAAACAGCAGTTCCCCGGAGGGTTTAAGGATGTATGGGCGAAAAACAAGGCCGCGTTTGATTCTTCTCCGTTTGTATCTTTTCTCCATTCGTTCGTACCGTCCTTTTCTGGCTCCTGTCCTACTTGGTCTTTGTCTTTCGACATCATGGCTTACGCTCACTTTGGCTCGCGTCAGTTCGGTTCGCTCTGCTACATCTTCGACATCGTCAAGGTAATCATGCTCGTCACGGCCATGTTTACTTGCCGCTCAATAATATTCGGGGGCTAACATGCTTGCAGGAATATTCACTTTCTTCACGTCGCTACTTTCTAAAATCTCTGGGCTGGCAAAGTGGTTCCTGTCAGTTTTCAAACAGATATTCGTGGACATGTGGAACCTTGTAACCGACATGTTCTGTTGGGTCTTGGATTCTCTGCTGTCGCTGGCTGCTTCGATAGTTTCTGCTATTTCAATCCCGTTTGACCCCGGGACTTACTACTCGATGATTCCGGCTGAAATGGCAAACGTGCTGGGACTCATCGGCATTCCCCAGGCATTGAGCATGATCGTTGCCGCCCTGGTCATTCGCTTCCTACTCCAACTCATTCCGTTTGTGAGGCTCGGCTCATGATTAACCTGACTTTAGGTCAACCCGGTGGCGGCAAATCATACGAGGCCGTTGCTTTCCACATCATCCCCGCCATTGTTCGCGGTCGTAAGGTCATTACGAACCTCTCCTTGAACGTGGATGTGTTCGAGCAGTATTTCCCCGGTGCTAGGCAGTTGATCGAGATTCGCGGCGCCGTATTCACCGAGACAGGCCTGGTACGACCTTTCAGCCTCCCCTCTCACTACGGTGACACGTGGAAACACCCTGATGACGGCGTAGGCCCTCTGTATGTCATCGACGAATGCCACCTCGCTCTGCCTCTTCGTGGCACCCCCGTTGCTGTCGAAGAGTGGTATTCATTGCACCGGCATGAGCTTGCCGACGTCCTGCTCATCACTCAGTCGTATGGCAAGATCAACAAGGCAATCCGTGACCTGGTGCAGCTCGTCTACCGATGCAAGAAGGCCACAGCGTTCGGATCTGCAGACAAGTACATCCGCAAGGTTCAAGACGGCCTGCGCGGTGAGGTCGTCAACACCTCGATCCGCAAGTACGAGAGCAAGTATTTCCCGCTGTACAAGAGCCACACCCTGAGTGGTGCCGCGGCGACTGAGTATTCTGCCAGTGATGTTGTTCCCCACTGGAAGCGTTGGCCGTTCAAGGGTGCGGCAATCATGATGGTTCTTGCGGCCTTTATCGTCGTCCATCAGCTGACCAAGTCAAAGCCAGAGCCCAAGCAGCCCCCGGTTGCTGTTGTTGCCCCTGTTGCCCCTCCGGCCTTCCATGAGCCGGTCAAACCCGTTGACCCGCCCAAGCCTGAGCCCGAGGCGCGCGGTCCCGACAAGAAGATGCATCCGTATGAGGGCCAGAATTTCCACCTAGTCGCCACTCTTGTTGGCAAGCGTCCAAGTGTTTCCGGTGAAATGGAAAGCTGGGTCGGTGGATACGTTGCCCTGGGCGAAGGTGCGTTGGCCAAGACCATTAGTTTCGACGACCTACGTCAGACCGGTTACGACATCACATACTTGTCACCAACGGTCGTTTCGCTCACTTTCAAGGGCTACGACGTGGGGTATGTCGTTGCAGACGTACCTCGCCAGTCCATGGCCATTCCATCTGCAATAGCGACCGTAGCTAAGTGACGCAGGGAGGGCTCCCGCTTGCGGGAGGGGCCCTGCGGAACGTGCGCAGCCTGTCGCGTACACATGCCAATAGCCCATCGACCCGCTGAGCTACCTCTCCAACAGCCACCAAAACGGACGCACCATGCCAGTGACGAATCAGCCGGCCGACAATGATCCTGACCTTTCTCGACCTTCCCCCCGATCAGTCCAGGAGGCTCAGATAGTACTCATGCTTCGCGAGCATCATCAGCGTGGAATCGTTCGCGGCTTTCAGGTCGGATTTTTCTTCGCTTTCATTGTTTGCACAGTCGTCTATTTCGTCCTCCTCCGAAAATAGTAACGCGTTACTAAAATAACTCTTTACATTTACGGTAACGCGTTACTATAATTCAAGCACACCCAGGAGGCTCTATGACCGACGCACATAAACAACTCCGAATCGCTGACCTCGATCTACCTGCGAAGCGTGGTCGTCCTAAATCCGGTAACGCGTTATCAAATGCTCAAAAGCAAAAGATCTATCGAGAACGATCAAAGCAAGCCGGCAAAAAACCTGTTTTGCTGACCAAGGAAGAGTCCGAAATGCTGTATGCCCTCTGTGATTATGCTGCGCGAGACTATCCCCACGTTGTTGCCGGTGAAGTTTTCCAGTCCCTCTTTTCCAAATTGCGAAATCTCCAGGTGGACGCAAACCCCGCCTCTTCCTGATCGCCCGCTTTCCCGCAACGGACCCATACCGTCAGTCAGTGTGGTGGTGGGTCCCGGAGGTAAATCACGGTAGGTCACGTGGGGTAGGCCTCTGGCCGCAGGGGCAAGCCCCTGTTCGGAGCGAAGGCGGAGACTCTGTCTGTCTGTCATTGCAGGTGGCATTTGTGGGATCTGCTTTCGTTCAAGCGGTCACGCAAATTTGTGTTCTAATCAGGCCATAAAGGCAAAAAAAAACCCCCCTACGTTGCTTGGCGGCTCGTGTAGGGAGGTTTCAGAGGGAGCGGAGCCCTCGTGCATGGATAGTATCGCAAATCGTGCTACAGCAACACTACAGGGCCTTGCGCCTGTCGGGGCCGAAGGCCCTCTTGGTAATACTGCGAAATCCTCTTCACCCCTGACGCAGAAAAAACGCGCTCAGCGGTACGCGGCATTGCGCACCGCTCGCGTCTGGCTGTACCAGACCGCCCAGAAAATCGACGACCAATCGAACCCCGGAGATATCTACCGCACGCACGATTGCCGGTATGCCCGGCGTGCCTCTCAGGTGGAAGTCCACTACTCAGGACAGCATGAGTCCGCTCACTACGGAAAGATTGCCACCTGTGGCAGCGTCTGGGCCTGTCCGATCTGCTGCGCCAAGGTTCAAAATCGTCGCCGTCCCGAGCTTCAAAAGCTCATTAGCTGGTCCTACGCCGAGGGTATGTCTCCCTCGATGGTCACGCTTACGTTCCCTCATACCAAGTTCGATAGCCTTGGTGATCTGGTCAGTAAACAGCGCGCAGCCTTTCAGAAACTACGGGCTGGCAAGGTCTGGCAGAAATTCAAGGCACACTTCGGTTTTCGTGGGCTCGTGCGTTCTCTTGAACTCACGCACGGCAAAAACGGCTGGCACCCTCACACCCATGAAATTTGGCTGATTCGCGGTCTCACGTCTGCCGAGCGCGACGACTTCAAGGCTCGTATTTTGGCCCGTTGGATCAAGGCTTGTTCTGCTGTTGGTCTGCTCGATATGGCGGACGCTCAACAACTTCATGCCTTCCACCTGCACGCTGTGGACGTTCGATTCAACGTCAACGATTCTGACTACCTTGCCAAGCAGGATTCGTCCAGGTCGTGGGGCGTCGATAAGGAGATGACGCAGTCAGCATCGAAGGTTGCTCTGCGCAAAGGTGTTCACCCTCACGAATTTCTAATCCGTCAGGAAGCTGGCGATCGCGATCGTTACGTTGAGTACGTCGACGGCATGAAGGGAGCTCGCCAGTTGTACTGGTCGTCCGGTCTCAAGGCCGAAGCTGACATCGAGGAAAAGACTGATGAACAGCTCGCCGAGGAACAGACGGAGGCCGCTGAGTTGCTTGGCCTCCTGACTGCTGAACAATGGCGCATCGTGCGCGGTAACGACGCTCGATCAGAGTTGCTTGACGCAGCTGAACTGCTTGGCTGGCCGGGTGTTGAGTTGATTCTCAAGGCTCTCGGCGCGGACTTGCCGAGCCTGCTCGCTAAGCCAGGCTGACAGGTTCACTCCTCGTTCATTCGCCTTTCCTATCAGCGCCTCCACCAGGACTTTCAGGTTCTCTTGCTCCATTGCGTTCCCCTTCTTCGTTGAAGCGTTCGATCAGGAATTTCACCGCCTCGCTCAGCGTGCATTCCCTGTCTAGCGCTATCTGCTTTAGCTGACGCCATTCGTCGAGTTTCAGCCCGACTGTTTTATCGGCCACGTGGATCCCTTCTGTCGAAAATTGAACGAAAATAATTTTGTGTTGTTGTGTCTTTGTGATTTTGTGTTAATTTTGGCTCCGCAGCCACACAAAACCACTCTCAGGATACTTCACACATGGCCCAGTCCGTTTCCGTCCTCGTCAAGATCGTTTCCACCGAGAAAAAAACGTCCAACAAAAACCCCGCAGCTCCTAAGAGCTTCTGGATCACCAGCGCTTACGTCGATGCACCGGGCATGCTCTTCCCGCAGGCCACCGAAATTTTCGTCGGTGATGCCGAAAATATCCTCGCACCGGGTGACTACAGCGTCCCTTTGAAATTCCCGATCAAGGACAACCGTCTTTCCGTTGAACTGGACTTCTCGGCGGCTCGTCCAGTCACTGCCAAGGCGGCCTAATCCGTGCGCCGATATCTGTCGATGTTCTTCGCCGGTCTCGCAACTGGATACATTGCAGGTCTCGGCGACTCAATAACTCAGGTGCTCCATTATGGAACTTGAATGCGATTACTGCGGTGAGTCCTTCGACCCGGAAGATGAAGTAGAAAGCGAGTTCTCAGTCCAAGATGAAGATGGCGAGAACATGTGCGCTCTTTGCAACTCTGACGACTCCATCAACTGATGG